TGTCGGAGGATGGGCTTCATTCGCATGGGAGAAGATAAAAGATGCCTTGTCTATTGCGGCAGGAAAACTGTATGAATGGTTCACTAATGTCGATTGGGAAAGCGTAAAAGAAACAGTCGGAGGTTGGGCATCGAACGCATGGGAGAAAATCCAGACCGCCTTATCTACTGTTGCTCAGAACCTGTATATATGGTTTACAAATGTAGACTGGGAAGACGTGAAGGAAAAGGTCGGAGGATGGGCTTCTACTGCGTGGGAAAATATAAAAACAGCCCTTTCTACGGTCGCTGAAAATCTGTATTCATGGTTTACATCTGTTGACTGGGAGGATGTAAAGAAAAAAGTTTCTAGTTGGGCTAAAGGTGCTTTTGAAGAGATAAAGAAAAAGTTAAAAGGCACAGCAGATAAAATCGCCAAATGGTATACGGATACAGACTGGGAAGATGTAAAAAAGAAAACGTCTAATTGGACAAAAGGAACTCTTGAGAAAATCGGCGAAAAGCTGAAAAATGCCGCAAACTTCATAAAGGGCTTGTTTACTGGAGACGGTGAAGGCGCAACAAAAGTCGACTGGGGCAGTATTGCGGAAAAGATAACTCCTTGGGTAAAAGGCGCATGGACAATTATTGATTCCACCCTTGGCGGTGTTGCAGATGGTTTAATCAGCTATTTTACGAATGGTAAAGAGAGTTGGGATTCTGTCAAAGAAAAGGTAACAAGTTGGGTCGGCGGATCATGGGAGAAAATCAAGGGTCAGTTTTCTGACTTTGGCTCGAAATTTGTTGGATGGATTACGAATTTTGATCTAAAAGCGATTCTGGACAAGTTTGGGAATCTTGCATCTGAGATTTTCAACACAATTACTGGAAAGTTAAAAAATATCGGTAATACGATAGCAGGTTTTTTCGGCGGAGGAAGCAAAGAGCCAGAGGTTGAAGTTGCAAAAACCGCAGAAAATATTGCTAAAGGATTTGCAAATGGAATTAATTCAAATTCCACATCTATAATGGATGCAGGGTCTAAAATGGCATTTAACGCACTACAAGGAACAAAGAAAGCCGCAAAGATCAAATCACCATCAAAACTTTTTGAAGATGAAGTCGGCAAATTCATTCCTTTGGGTGTTGCTGAAGGCATCAATAAGTATTCCGGCGTTGCAGAAAAAGCGGCAGAAGACATGATATCTGTACCGGATATAAGGACAAATGGTATGCTTGGAGACAGCGATTCTAGACGTGGAACAGTTGGCTTTGGTAGTGGAATGACTGTTAATTTGACAATAAACGGTGCACAGTATAACGATGAAAAGTCTCTTGCTGAGGCTATTTCGAATGAACTGCAGTATATGTTGGATCGCAGAAAGGCGGTGTTTGCTTGAATACAAAATTTTTTGTACTGGATGATATTTCATCTGCTGAGTACGGAATTTGTCTTCAGCGGTGGCCTTCCTTTACTGCTCCAAAGGCAAGAGTGAATAAGGTCACTGTTTCCGGTCGGAACGGTGACCTTATTTTTTATGATGGAAGCTTTGAAAATATCACAGGTACATTACAGTGCTACGTTATTCACGGACAAACGTATGATGCAGTTGGAGATGCTAATAGATGGCTGTGTAAAAGCGGATACAGACGATTTACCTATGATGGCGATGTAGAAGCTTATCGACTTGTAAGAGTTGTAAACGGTGCGGAAATTGCGGTAAGGATGAAACGCCTTGATCCTTTCGAAATACAGCTTGACTGCAAACCGCAGAGGTTTTTGCTATCCGGCGAAGTCCCTCTTTATTTTTCTGAATCTGGGGTTTTTGACTGCCCTGCTTATGAGGGATTACCGCTTTTAAAAGTTACGGGGAACGGGCAAATCACGCTGAATGGTGTGCAGATTACAATCTCAGGAACAACTGGATCATTTTACATCGATTGTGAGACACAGAACGCCTATGCAGGAATAACCAACATGAATAACATGATTTCCGCAGAGGAATTTCCGAAAATAGTCAGTGGGGAGAATGAACTTTATCTGTCTGGTGTTGATTCAGTAGAAATTACTCCGAGGTGGTATACCGTATGAATCCGATCCTTTACGAAAGCACAGAAACAGTTTTTCAGCATAACGGTATTGGTGTTTTGCATGATGCAATTACCTGCAAGGTGAAAGAAGAACGCAATGGAACATTTGAACTAGAAATGACTTATCCGATCACAGGAATCCATTATGGAGAAATTAGTTTGCAGAGACTGATTTTGGCAAAACCGAATCAGACTCAGCAGACTCAGCCATTTCGTATTTATCGGATTACAAAACCGATGAACGGAATTGTCACTGTCTATGCAGAGCATATTTCCTATGATCTTTCAGGTATTGCAATCTCTCCTTTTTCTGCGGAAAATATACAGGATGCTTTTGTCGGTCTAAAACAAAATGCTGTCGGAACATGCCCTTTTACTTTTGTTACAGACAAAACAACTCAGGCAAAAATGACTGTACCCATGCCCTGCTCGTTGAGAAGCCAGTTGGGAGGAAAGGCGGGAAGTATTCTTGATGTATATGGCGGTGGGGAATACCTTTTTGACCGCTATTCTGTCAGGTTGTATCAGAACAGAGGATCGAATCACGGAGTTTCCATTCGATACGGCAAGAACTTGACAGACATAAAACAAGAAGAGAACTGTTCAAAAGTTTATTCTGCTGTTTATCCATATTGGACGAATCCTGAAACGGGAGTCACGAAAGAAATAACTGGGAAAATAGTGAATGTTACTGGCACATTCCCAGTTCAACGGGTATTGACATATGATTTGTCACAGCTATTTCAAACTGAGCCGACTGAGGCTCAAATGATTGCCAAAACACAGAGCTACATTGCTAATAATGATATTGGAATTCCAACGGTCAATCTTGATGTTTCATTTGTCCAACTGGAACAGTCTGAAGAGTACAAAGGTATGGCATTGCTTGAGCGTGTTTCTCTCTGCGATACTGTAAATGTGTTCTTTCCAAAGCTCGGAGTTAATGCCACCGCTAAAGCCGTCTCTTTGACATATGACGTGCTTCTAAATCGGGTAGAGAGTATTTCCCTAGGCAGTGCGAGAACAAACATTACAGACACAATTTTGCAAGCGCAGGAGGCAACTGAGAATGTTCCTTCTGCCAGTGACATTGCATCAATAGTTACACAACTCACATCTGCTATTATTGGAGCAAATGGCGGAGCAGTGAGATTGCTTGATACAAACGGCGATAACGTTCCTGATACTCTTTATATCGCAGATGATCCAGACCCAACAAAAGCTGTTAAAGTATGGCGGTTTAACTATCAGGGATGGGGAGCATCCACAAACGGGTATCAAGGCCCGTATACGATGGGTGCAACTCTGGCAACTGGTCTTATTGCGGACTTTATCACGGCAGGAACACTTGATGCGGCTAGGATAAAAGCAGGGACAATTTCTCTTGCGAAATTGATTGCTAGTACAACTGATGGTGACGGTATAGTAAGTTTATCCGATGAAGGAATTTCAGTATCGCATAAAACCATCGGTAATGCATCAAAAACTGATCTGAAAGCAGATGGCATGAAAATATATAATGCATCTGGGCAGTTGGTTGGTGGTCTGTATATTCCTACAGGTCAGAGTGTGGCAAAGATGGGGTCTGGGTCTCTGTTCAATCCTGCATATCCTAATTTTTCTGTTCAGCTTGAAAGATTTTTCAACGGCGAGGATATGACTTATTATTATGGCCTTGCCCTGTATAGAAAAAATGTCAGAATATGTGGCCTTGCCGCTCCGGATAGTGATAGCGTTGATGATGCCGCACTGATTGGCTTTAATAACTGGTTATGGTCATTGAATGACATAATCAGCACCGTTCGAGAATGGAGCGGTTATTATCCTGACATGTTTATCAGAAGCGGCGAATCAGAAACTTCTGATCCTCATTTGATATATGCGCATGGGAGAGCGAATGTCAGTTCATCGCAATTGAGATCGGTGGATTATTCTGAATATGGTTTCACAGAAACGCCAACTGTAGTGGCTCAGTATTCGCAAACTGGCGGAAATATCACAGGAGATGTTGGAGCACTGAAGATTTATAACAAAACGTCTACTGGTTTTAACATGATCATTGGCGGTAGCACAACTCAGCCGGATCGAGACATCGACTGGATTGCGATTGGTATGGGAACTGGTAAGTCATCTTAGACATCAAAATTATAGGAAAGGAGTGAATGATTTTGATACCACAAAGAATACTATCCGGCGTATGTGAAATCACTACTGGAGCTTTTTCTATTATGCAGAGACCGCCTGTATATACTGGAGAATCTGCGGCGTTAAATGTACAAGTGGCTTTCAAGTTTCAGAACGTTGATTATGCATTGCCTGAATCTGTAGTTGCGGAAATGTACCTGAGATATCCGAACACAGAGTTGATGACTGTTGCGGTAGAAATGACAAAAAGCGGGAATACCGCTTCTGGAGTGTTAAATGCAGATCAAACTGCAATGGCTGGATATCCTCTATTGGTTATTCAACTAACCGACACAGATACATCCTCTGTTATTGTAGCTTGCGCAACTGCCTTGAAAATATCAGATGTACGTGGGAATTTGGTTATTGATTCTCGTGCTCCGTCTCCTTCAGAAATCATTTATATAGGGCGATCTCCGTATATTGATCCAACAACAGGACATTGGATGCAGTGGGATGTCAGTACAAGTGGATATGTAGATACTGGCGT